GCTTTTGCTCTTAGTTGTTGTAAAGCATTAAACTTAGCATTAGTTGTATCTATATTAAAACGAGGGTAGTCTTGATACTGTGTTGTATTAGTAGCTAATGTTGTAGGGTTATAATCTAAGTTGTCTCCATATAACATGCTATCGTAATAATCATATCTTGCTCTTGCTTCTGTTCTTCGTATTACTAACCTCTTTAAAGTTAGTACATCTGAATAAAATTTACTGTCAGGCTCTACGCTAAGAAATTCATCAAAGTCTTGATTAACAGCTTGCTCAATATTGATATCATAACTTTTACCATTTTCATTATACAATTCTTCTAAAGCAGATATTAAAGGATCACTAGCTATTTGTTGATTGTATAATGCAACTAAAAATTTTTCTAAATGCTGTTCAGGGTCTGCCTTAGTTAATGCATCTATATCTTCTAATATCCTGCCATTTAATGTCAGTTCTCTTATTGCTTGATTTGTTTTTTCAGAATTGTTTGGAGAAAAATCTATATCTGGCGATTTAGTAGTTACATTTAATTGTTGTCTTATTAAATCAAAATTATTTTCAATAACAGATTTAGAGTTATTAATATTTAATTTTTTGTATGCATTTTCTATATAATCAATGTTTGTTATTAAGTTATGAAATGCACCTGAAGCTTGATCCTCAATAGGTATTGCATACATATATGTAAATTCATCATGTAATTTTTCTTTATTTACAAGATGTGATTGTATTTCTTTTGTTATTTCATCAATATCTTTATTGGCTTGATCTATTTCTCTTTCAAAATAATTTACAATTTCTTTCTCTGATGTAAGACTTGGAGTTAAAATATTTGTTTGATTCTTACCTAATATAGTAACAGCAACAATACCTTGGTTTGTTTTTAAATAATCTTTTATATTACTAATAGGAACATCTATAGGATTTTGTTCAAATTCTTTATCAATTCTATCAAGATAATCTTTTAATCCTGTATCAAGTAAATCATCTTTACTAAATTCTATATTAGAACCTGCTAATTTAAATCTACCCGGTTTCTTTTTTAATGGTTGTAACCAATCTTTAGCTTTAGCAGATTTAGTTTTAGTATCTTTAACCGCTTCATTAAGTCTACTATCAACCAATCCAATTTGACTTACTTTAATATCATTAACACCATAAGGTCTTGCAGGTGTTTTACTGTACAAAGCTTGCATACGTCTTTCTGCGTTGTATTCTAAGTTCATACCTGAACTTAAATCACCACCTTTGTATGGTCCAACTGCCTGATTAGGATTACGTGCAAACATTTCTAATGTAAACTTTTGTTGTGGTGGACTTAGAATCTTAGGATTATCTACAGCATCTTGATATAGATCACCTGTTCTTACAGCATCAAATACATCCTCTAACTTTCTATATTTTTTGCCAGTAAAATATTTAGCTACTTGATTAAAGTATTTGAATATAGGTTCAAAAAATCTTCTTATACCCGGTGTAAATTCAAAGGGTGTCCTTCCTTGTAATTTAGTTTCGTTATAATAAGCAGATGCTATAGCTACTGCTTCTTCAAAGGTTACATCGCTTGGTAAATTTTCTTGTTGTAATTTTACTCTAGCTATACTCATTATTTTATCTGTGTTCTGATTCAAAACTTGTATAGCTTCAGGACTAAAATAATTATTATTAATAAAGTAATGTACTGCTTCGTGATATATAGTATCTGTTGGTGATGCAAATCTAGGTCTACCTGTTTCAGGATTTGTTTCTAAATTAATTGCTATCATGTCACCTAAAGTTACACCAGCTATAGCTTCACCTTCTTCATTAAATAAATTATCAACTGCAACTATATCTGCATCAGGAAAACTACGTTTAGCAATACGTTTTAGATTCATAACAGTATCACTAGAATTTATATTATCTTTGAATTTATATAAATTACCTTGATAGTTAATACCTTTCATATTAGGTACTTCTAATAAAGGTGCATCCTCTTTTAATATTTGTACTTGTTCTGTTTGTGCTGCTGGTGTTCTACTTTGTTTTACTTGTGGTCCAGCAACACGTAATAATTCTGCCAATGGATCACCAGATTTATATAAAGAAGAAGTTAATGCTTGTATAAAATCTTGATTTGATGCATCAGGTGCTACATTTTTTGTTTTATTTTCTTCTATAAGTAATTCTAATCTTTCGCTAAATGTTTGTTGAGCAGCAAGTTCTTTTGCTTCTGCGGTTTCTACATTTGCAGGAACTAAAGTTTTAATTCTTTTGCCATCAGGATATAAAACACTATATTGTTGTAAGCCTTTATTCTTTTGAACAGCTGGTGTTTTAACTTTATTGACTAAAACATTTGGTATTTGCCTACTCGCAGTTTGTTCATAATTTTCTTCAGCTGAAATTTGATTGTTAATTTCTTGTCTAGCAATACCCTGTGCTATTCTTTCTTTACTTGCTGCACCCACCCTATCTTGTATAAATGATTCACTTACACCTGCGGATATAGCCATCTGTCTTAATTCACTAGATTTATATCTATTAACTAATTCTTTTTGCCTATCTTTAATAGCCTGTGCTTTAGTAAAAGCTTCTGTGTTATCTCTACTTTTTATAAAAGCTTCATCAATACTTGTACTTGGTTTATCTTGTTTAGGTAATCCTTGTATCTGTTTAAACACTCTCTTTCTTTCTAAACCAGTTAAATCTTTTAGGTTTGTTTTATTTGTTTCTAAATAAATAAAGTTTTTAAATGTATTATCATTAGCATTTATATTTCTAAAATTTAACTGACTTAAAATATCTTCTGCTTGAACACTTCCTTGTTCTTGAGCAACAAAGTCTTTGAAACTATTTAACTTAATTTCATTTGTATCATTGTTATAAGTTTTAGAAATTTCTTCTGTAACATATGCATCATAAAGTTGTTTAAACTGTCCATAAGCAGGAGTTGTTATGTCTAATTTATTCTTAGTTCTACGTGCATTCTTGCCTAAATAAGTGTTTGTACTTTCAATGTCTGGAAATCTAGCTATTAAAGTTTCACCATCAGGTTTATTAAAAGTTTGTGTTAAAGCACTTCTTTTAATAGGTACTTTATCTTTTTTAATTAGATCATTTTGTTTTGTTCTTAAATCTATGAGTTGTTGTTTTACAGTATCAGCATCATCTAATTTATCTGCATCCTCTAACTCTTGTATTTGTCTTTCTAATTCTAATTCTTGATTTAGATTATCTTGTAACTCTGGACTTATAGGTTGTTGTAATTGTCTTACTGCCTCTTGTTTTATTTGTTGCTCTACTTCAGGTATATTAGGTGTTTGATCTTTTAATGCTTCTGCTTTTGCTTCTACTTCTTCAACAGGACTTTGCGCAGTTGATGTTAATACATCTTCATTTAAAGGTGCTGGTTCTACTTCTGTTGGTGTAACTAACTCACTATTTAATACTATCTCATCACTACCAGTAAATTGTTCTATAGGACTTTGACCTCCTACTGGAGTTGATTCTATTTCTACTTCTGCTGCTTCTTCTCCACTTAAACCTGCATCTTCTTCTACAGGTTCATCAGGTCCACGTTGTCTTGTTCTGCCTTTAGTTAATAAGTTAACACCTAAATCAAATATAGCACCAGCACCACCACCATATCCAAAGTCTGATGCTATAGATTCACCTATAGCTTGTGATTCGTTATAGACTCCTTTTGCAATAGCATCTTGACCAATACTAGCTAGTGCTTCTTGTGTACCTTCTGCACCAGTTATAACCGCTGACCTTGCCAAATCCATATAACCATCTATAGTTTCTTTAGGCAATCCTCGTCTAGTTATTTTTGAAAATAATATGGATAAAGGTCTAACTATAGGTAAAATTTCTGTTGTGCCTAAAGGTATGCCTAATGAATATGCTAAATTTCTATCAGCAATAGATAAATCTTCTCCTGACTCTTTTTCAAATTCACGCATTCTACCGCTGGCTTCGGAAACACCAACAGCAGCACCGGGTGCAGCCAACTGTGTTGCTGCTCCTAAACTTTTAATTGCTGTTCCAGCAGTTAACTCTCCAGCTTTTAATGCGTTATAACCAGCACCTAACCTACCAGCTGCACCTGCACCACCTGTGCCTATAGTTGTTCCTACAAAACCTAATACACTACCTAATGCTTGCCCTGTCTTACCTGCTACGCTATCTTCATAACCAATAGCCTCGCGTAATTCATCCATTCTTTTTATGAATTCGCTCTCTTTAGGATTTAACCAATCTTCTTTTCCACTAAGGTTGGTTGCTAAATCTAACAATCCCCATACACCTTCTCCCAATAAAGGTATAGTTTGTGCAATACCACGTGCGCCACCTCTAGCAAAATCCAATGGAGCATCTATAAGAGCATCTATCCAATCATTTTCTTCTTTTGTAAATTGTTCTTTCTCCATCCCAAACATAGGATAGTTATAGAAATTTTCATCTACAGTAGGTTTTTGTGGTGTTGTAACTTGTCTTGCGTCTGTATTAAAAACATCAAATGGATCAGGTGCTTGTGTAGAAAGAGGACTATATCCTCCAAATATATCAAATGGATCAATAGGTTTATCAGGGGGTTGTGCCATTTACATATATTTCCTATATTGCTGCTAGTAAATCCACCAACCAGTCATTGACTCCGGGTGTAAGTCTATCCAATCTGTTTTCGTAAATTACTCTGTAATGAGGAGTTGTACTTAAAAATTCATCAAACTCTGCTAACGCAGTAGATGAATCCTCACCATGTAATTCTTTTAATCTTCTTTGTTCATCAAGTATTTTTTTAGCTTCTCTTGCCATAAACTGTCTTGAAGATTGATCGCCCATATCAGCATATCTTAAAGCTACTTCTGTTCTTATATCTTCTTCTGTCAATCTATTACCACCAGCTATATCTGCATTTTTTAAATCTTTATAAGCTTGTAAAGCTTTAGCAGCTACATCTAATTGGAATGTTCTATCTTCTCTTTGTTGATCGTACTGACCTTTTAAACTATCCAATCTTAATTTTTCTTTAGCAGTAAATAATGCAAATAATTCTTGTGCTTGTTTTTGTTCCTCTTGATTCAAAGCTACTAATTCTTCTGTAACACCAGCACCTAAATCTGCAAGACCACCTAACAAAGTTGGAGAACCTTTTTGTGCTGCGTTAAAAGCACCAGCTGCAATACGTAACCATTTGTTTTGCATCCTGCCTTTTTCATCTGTCATTCTTTCTAATGACTGATTTATTAAATTTTGATAATCAGCTGATGCTCCAATTACCATATCTTTTGTAACTGAACTACTAACGCCAGTAGTAGGTAAAGTGTTTACACCATCTACTCCATCATCAACACCTTTACCACCACTTTTATCTACACCATCTTTTATCTGACCAGCATTAGGTGTTTTAGCTATACCAGAATTTTCTATTTCTTCTAATTTTTTTTCATCAGGAGTAATTGTATCTCTAAGCATAGGTGGAAAATAAGGATTATTAACAACAGCTTTACCTACATCTAATATAGCTTGTCCTGCTCCCATGTAAGGATTTGGTTTAGGTGTCTTATCTCCAAATAATTGTTCTTGTTGTTTAATATTCCTTTCAAATGTTGAATCTGTCACAGGTGTAGGTGTTGGCGTAGGTGTTGGTGTAGGTGTTGATGTAGATGTATTAATTTTATTTACTAAATCATCTACTGTATTTGACTGCACTGGTGACATTGAGTCTTGTACCACCCTACCAGTTCCATCAAAACTAAATGGATAATTACCCATAACATCTGTTGTTTGTCCTGCAATAAGATTGTTATAGGGGTTTCCTAAAACCATACCACCTACTTGAAATCTTTGCATAGGTTGTTGAGGCATTGGCATAGGCTGTTGCATTGGTTGTTGCATTGGTTGTTGCATAGGCATAGGTGCAGTTGGCATCGGCTGCACGGGTGACATGGTAGCTTGTTGTGCCAACTGCTGAACTATAGGAGGACTTTGCGTAGGTTGTGCTTGTGCCTCGTCTCTAATTTTTTGCCTATAAGCTAACTCGGATGCAGATATAAATGCAGGTCCAAGTAATCCTGTTTCTGTTTGCGGATTTAATTCTTGCGCAAGACGCTGATCTGACTGACGTTCAGCCATAGATATTAATTTATTAATATTGCTATCAATCATTAACCGCCTCCGCCTAGTCCTCTAAACGCACCATATGCACCTAAACCTGTGTTTAACAACTGTGCCGTAGGATTAGCTGCTGGTGAAAATCTTCTTTCTGAAAAACTTGGTTGTGCTGGCATACCTTGTAGTATGGCACTGTATCTTTCTAGCTGTTGATATGGGAACTCTCTTTGTGCCAAGAAGTCTTCATATTGTTGATCGTATGCTCTTTGCATAAGTGCTTGTCTTTGTGATCCTACATCAGATAGTGCTTTTAATCTTGATAAGTCTAATGCTTGTTCTTGTTTATCAAGACCTGCTAATAATTTTGATCCTTGTAAACTTCTAGCAAGAGCAGCTTCTTGTGCTTTTTGATTGGCTAGTTGTGCATCTAATCCCATACGTCCAGCTGCTTGTGAGAATCTACCTGTTGCTATCTGTGCTTCTAAACTTCTTTTATCTGCATCTGATAGTCCTTGCATCTGTGCTATTTGCGCTCTTAAGTTTTGATCTGCTGCTTGTTGTTTTGCTCGTTCTGTTGCTATTTGTTCTTGTGATCTTTGTTGTGCTAATGCTATTTGTTGTGCATCTGATGATGTTAATCCTTTAAATCTAGCTGTTCTATCTCTTTCAAATTGTTGTTGAGCCTGTGTAAACGCATCAGATAATCCTTTAGCTTCTATGTCACGTAAAGATTCATTTAGTTCTCTTTGTGCTATTGCATCTTGTACACCCTGTCTACTACCTCCAAATGCACCAGCTTGTATAGCACGTTGATTTCTTGTGGCTTGTTGCTCTGCAAACCTATCTGTTGCTCTACGTTGTTGCCGATCAAGAACATTACTTAAAAATGGATTCATATATCTTTGTGCTGCTCTATCATCAAAACCTCTAGCTGCTCTCATATATGATTCAGGTCCAAAACCAGTAACTCCTGTTCTTATAGGTGCTGCACTATATGTACTTCTTATTGGAGAGCCACCAAATCTACTTTGAACATTAGTGCCACCATATTGTGAACCTACCATCATAGGTCCAGTAGTTGATGCTATCCCAGCTATGTTTCTAGCTTGCGCTATTCCGGGTAAGTCTCTAGTTGCTAAAGCTTGTATACCTTGTTGCGCACCAATAGTTTCAGGAGAAAATCCAGCTACACGTGGTGCTTCATAAGGAATATAATCCTCATAAGATAATGCTTGCGCTCTACCTACAAGATTCTTGTAGAAAGGTGCAGCGTATTCAGGCAGTCGACTCTGATATGTCCTTGACTCTACCTGTTGAGGTTGACTGCTTCCTCCGCTTTTCTTTCCCATCTTCTTTCTCCGTGTCTACTATTTTTAAAGTATTCTTTTTTAAATTATCTTTTTTTACAATTACAAATTCTTCTTGCCAGTTATATGATTTTAGTTTTTTAACCCATCCTCTGCGTCCTGTTATTTCCATAGCTACACATTCATTATCAACTGCCCAATTTTCTAATACCTCTAAAGATTCATCTATCCAACTTTCTAAATTATCTCCTGATGCAAATGATATAGTTAACATTTTTTTTCTAGGATAAGTTGTTACTTCTGTAAATATAATTCCATGTATTTTATTATTATCTTCTTCATCTATTACAGTCCAAAGAGTTGCTTTACCTGTAAGAATATCATTAACTAAATCTATTTTTTCAAACCTACCATGTGCTGTGGGTACTAACTTATCTATATATTTGTCTATATCTGGATAAATTTTAGCAATATATTCTTGTGGTACTAAATAAACTTTCATTATGTTATTTGATTTATCTCTTCTTCAAACTCTATTTGTTCAGGTTGTGTTGTGTTACCTGTCTTTGTTTTTCTAACTCTTGATACTAACTTGTCAAACTCTTTACCACCAGCTTCACTTGAACCATCACCTGCATGTGCAACAACATCTGCTGGTATTACATATTCATCTTTAGATAAAGCTGCTGGTTGCATATTATCTATAATGGCTGGTACAAAATCATCAACACCACCACCCGGTCCATCTATCATACGTCCATCTGTACGCATCATTTCTTCTACTTCTGTAGCCAACTGCATTAAACCATTCTCACCATAAACTTCCATATATTTAATAAATACTTCTTTTGGATTAGGATGTTTACCCATCAAAGCCATTATAGTTTCTTCTTCTAATCTATCTGATGTTTGATTTTCTTCAGGCATACCACCTTCGGCAAAACCTAAAACTCTACCACCGCTTGCTTTACCTATTGCAAGATTAGTAGGTCCTATTGGTTGTATTGGTTGATTAGTTATAAAAGGAGCAGTCTGTGCTATAGGCATCTGTGGTGACGTGTATTGACTTGCTGTAGTAGGCACTGATGGAATTGCAGGTTCTATTGGTGTTGGCTGTTCTACAATAGGAGGATCAATCCTATTTATTATATCTCTACCACCTTGTACTACTTGTGTTTGATAAACTGGTTCTTGCCTTTGTACTGGTTCTAAATCCATTTGTGGTTCAAACCCATCAATAATAGCTTGTATGTCATCAGGTATAACATAATCAGGACTTCCCGGTTGTGGAGTCTGAACAGGAGGAGTAAAAGGAATTTCTGGTAATTGTGGTGTACGTAAAAAAGGATTGCCTCCTAAAGAACCATAACCAAATGGGTTAAATTGTGTTTCATATCCAAATACTGGACCACCATAAATTGGTTGCGGTTGAAACATAGGCGGTGGCGTATACCCTCTAATGCCTAAAGGTTGAAATCCTTGCACTCCTTGATTTAATCCTGCATATTGTTGTTGCAAAGAAGGTCTAGGTGGCATTCTTCTCATATCTTTAAATCCACCAAAAGGTTGTTTAATTTTACCTCCTCCTGTTCTACCACCTATAGGTGCAATAGGAGGTGCAAATGGATCAAAGCCACCATATTGACCGGTATCAAAACCTCCACCTTTACCTGCTCGTTTAATGTTTCCCATTAATTATCTCTTTTTCTATATTCGTCTATAGCTTCATACAGTTCTAAAGCACCTTTAGTAAGGACAGGTGATACTGCCTCTATTCCCCTAACAACAGGATTGTATTGTCTATTAAATGTTGCCATGCCTCTGTCTATTGAATTATCTGGGTCTGTTGGTACAAACATTCTATCTAATGATGCACTTTGCATATTTCTTATTTCTGCTAATGATGGTGCTTGAAAAGGCTGTGGTGTCATTACATCGTTTAAACTTCTCTGTACAGGTGTACTAATTGGATCAGCCATTCTACCTAGTCTTGGATCAATCATAGGTGCTGACATAGTTTCTTCTACTTGTTTTCTTATAGCGTCATCTATTCTTCTACGCTCTAAAGTTTCTGCACTTTCTTCTATCTCTGCTTGTGCAGGTGTACGACCATTAGCCATCTTTATAAGACCACCCATGTTTTTCATGTTTGCTTCGATAGCTTTACCTCTTGTTCTTTCATATGAAGATAACTCTCCATCATTATCAAGGTCAGCTTTACTAGGATTTTGCAAAGGCATACCGCCTTTATTCAACATATCTGTAGGTACTTGCATAGCATCCATACCTGCAACCATATCTACTGGAACAGTGCCTATCATTTGGCGTTTATTTTCCATTTCAGTTTTTGTTTCTTTATTATCAGAACCTCTGAATTGATCTATTGCCATAGGTAAAAGTCCAAAATTACCTCCTTGCATCATATTGCCAGCTAATGCTAAACCTGACATTGCAGGTAAAGAATCAAAAGGATTACTTACTTTACCACCTTCATCAAATTCAGGTCCTGATGGAAAAGGATTACCGCCTATAAGCATTTGTTCACCGCCAAAAGCTGAACCTAGTGGATCACCCCCACTTCCCGAAATCATAGTCCTTTGTTCTGTAGGCATGTAAGGACCTTCATATTCTCCAAATGGATCAGGTTCTTCTGCTGGTCCACCCATATCCATTGGTACATACATTTCACCTACTAATCCTGATGCTGCTGCTGGTAGAAACTGTGATTGAAAAGCTTGTCCTTGCGTCATTAAAGTAGGATCAGCTGCTAATTGTTCAGGTGTTGCTCCACCAGAAAATCCTAAATTTTGTCCTAATCTACTAAAGAAACCTTCTGTTCCTGCTCTAGCAGCTGGTAAATCAGCTAATGTATTTACTGGTTGAAAAGGCACAGAAGTTGTACCGGGTTGTAAAATATTCAAAGCATCTTGTCCAGCTGGATTTAAAGTAGCACCGGGTAATGAACCCGTACCTGAAGTAGCTTCTACAAAATTAGGATTCTGTAATAATTTATCTGTAGTAGCTGCTGTATCACCCACAGCAGGTATATCAGTTGCTGTTCCGGGCATAAATCCTTTTAATAAACCACCTGTTATTGCGCCTGTTAGTCCAGCTGTTATACCTTCTTTTAGACTACCACCCTCGGCAATAGTGCCTAGTCCTGTGCCTAATGCAGATGCTCCTACTGTTCCAAGCGTTGCACCCAATGCTGTACCACCTAATAGTGTTGGTGCAATCAATGACCCTATGAGTGGCAAAAACGCCTCTGGTTGCCCTGTTTGTGGGTTAATGGTCAACTGACCTGTTGGTGATAGTTTTGCTAAAGCATCTACTTCTATAGGGTTCATGTGTACCATCATGGTATCGCCATATCTCCCCTGTTTAGCTAGTTGCTTTGCTGCATTTTGTAATGGAAAATTACTCATAGTGGTCTCCTAATCTATTTCCAACACACCTATTACGATGTGAAATTTATCCGCTGAACTTGCAGTCAGCTTTATTATATCTAATTCATCTAAAACTAACACCTCTCCGTTAGTTAAAAATCCTTTACGTGTATTAGTTGCTATTGACTCTACATCCCAAGTAACTGTTGTACTTTCGCTAGTGTCTGTCAACTGTACTGTTAAACTATATGCACTACTACCATCAGAGTTATAAGCACTTAATGTCTTAACTATGGCACTTTTATTATCTGGTACTGTGTAAACACTTGTTGCATTCGTTGATGCTAATGTTGTTAATACTTCTGTATATCTATTTGCCATTATGAAATATACCAATCAAATGCTTGTGATACCTCTCTTATAGTATCAGGTGAATCTAATTGTACAAAGTTTAAACGCAGTTGATTTATCAGTCTGCGCATATAATCTGCACTATATTCTTCAGGTGGTATTTCTAATGGAGTGTTTACATTAAATACTTCACTCATCGTCTACCATCCGCTTTAATATCAAACCTTGTATCGCCTAGTCTCCAACTATTATCCGCATCTGTACTTTCTATTCTTACACGCATTTGTCTGGCTCTTGCTCTAATATAAGCTACGCCCGTAGTATTGGTTACTGTTGCAGTTGTTGCAGTGTTTAAACTTCCTAAAGGAAAGTCTCTAGTCTTAATAGAATATGTTAGTTCAGGTGCTGTATCTGTCCCTACAAAGGCTACATCAGGTATTAATCTTTTTATAAACATAAATTGATCTCCATCACCTGCATCAAAATCTGCGCTTTCTACATATGCAGTCATTGCAGAACCATCATCATTAGAACCTACTTCATGTTCATATAAATAATTTGATGTAGTTCCATTTGAACCTGCTGCTAATGGATTTGTGGTAGCACCCCCAGCATCAATCCAAGATGTTCTAGGTAATGTTCCTATAGTCCATGTTTGCTCAAGATAGTTATAAGTAACATATCTATCTATTTCATCTGAACTGCTTGAGCAATAAAACCAAGATACCTCATTGTATTGTGCATTTCTTGTAGCAAATACTTTAAATGTTTGTGAGTAATTAAAATCATCAAAGACATATGCTCTTACTGTACAAGGCAAAGATTGTACTGTACCAGAGTACATATAAAAATTATCTTGATCCATAAAGTACACAACATTATTTGCATTAACACATGCCTGTGGTGACACCATGCTTATACCTTCAGTAATTAAATTAACACCAAAAATAAAAGGTGGACCTATAAACTGCATTGAATATAAAGCTGTATCAGTAAATATAGCTATCTCTTGTCTTGTTCTTATCGCTCCTATTATTTCTGAACCAGAAGATAATCTTAATCCACCAGCAGTATTATTTGTCTTAGGAGTCCACATTGCTGCATTTTCTTGATCTGACCATCTTATTTGCATAGGGTCTTGTGTTGCACTACCTATTGGATTTGCACCCATACATATAACGTGCCTATCTATTTCAGATACTAATATTTGATTTGCAATAGTTGGTGTATCTGATGCACCTGATAAAGTTGAAAAATCTACTGCTCTTGTAGTTTCTCCATTTGTTTTATCCCAATAATAAATACTACCGCCTCTCGGATTAGCAACTAAATCTTCTCCAAAATTATCTAATGTCCACAACCTAAGTTGCGTAGCAAAACTATTAATACCACCACCCCATGTACTTTCACCCCATGTACCTGAACCAAATCCAAATCCGCTAGTATAAAAATCAGAGCCTATATTTATTTGATATGACCCATCAACACCTGAACCACCATTACCTGAGTCACTTGCATTAGCAGTTACTGTATTACCTGATGTATCTTTTGCTGTAAAAGTAAATGTATTTACATCTGTAACACTAGCTATTTCATACTCTTGATTTAATACATCAGCAGTAATATTGCCACCTAATGAAACCGCCTGTGCAAATGTAACAAAATCACCCTTATTTGCGCCATGATTAGAATCAGTTGCAGTTATAGTAGAACTACCATTAGTAGCTGCAAAAGTTACACCATTTGTAGTTGTTGCTCTTATAGGAGTTATATCGCTAAAAGTATTACCTTTTAACAAATATAATTTAAGATGTGTTCCAAGTGCAATAAATTTATCTGTATCTAATCCCACCCATTGATGTAATTTTCTTGCTGAGCCTAAAAAAGTATTAACACTTTTCTTTACCCAACCACCAATTTTTTCTGGACGACCTGCACGAAACCTTATCTTATCAGCATCAAACCAATTACCTTCATTACTATATGAAGTACCCTCTTTATTTATACCGGGTTTAAATGTATATCTAGTTAGTGGCATCTTCTGTTGGTTGCACATCCCAACAGTTAAGGTTAGATGCTACTGTTCTTCTTTCTCCCTCACCTTTGAAGG